TTAGTTAATACCGCTGCTGATAGTGACATTGTCGGGATTACGGATTCATCGGCGTTGATGCTTGCGAGTTTGTGGGGATCAACGTTAGATTTTGGATCTTCAGTTGCAGGATCATTAATAGCATTTACCGGATTTGGTGATTCCGGAAATAATGGCGTGTTTTTTATGTCGAGTGTTTCCGGGAATACGTCGTTTGGCTATACGTTGTCATTGAGTAATGCAAGTGCCGTTAGTGATGCTGCGCCCGCTGCCGGTGCAAGGATACGGACGGTTGGATTCCAAGGCGGTACGGGAACATTGAGTACTACGGCAACTACCTTAGTATCGGCAGTTGCTACTACCGGCCCACGTCTTGATTTTCTTGATTTGGGATTTGATTTGGTTATTGGGGAATGGATTAAGATAGGCGGGCCCGAAACTATCAATCAGTTTGCTACGGCAGCGTGTAATGGGTGGGCGCGTATTAGTGCCATTGCACAATATACTTTGACGTTCGACGTAGTTCCAACTGGATTTACAACGGATAATGGTTCCGCAAAAGACATTCAATTTTTTGTTGGTGATTATATCCGAAATTCCACGACGGAAAAATCATATTCATTGGAACGTCAATTTCAGGATCAATCTTCCATATTATATGAAGTATTTACGGGAATGCACATGAATACAATGACCGTGCAGGCTCGATCTCAGTCGATTGTTACGGCATCTATTAATTTTATGGGATTTGACGCGGCTATGGATACGGTACGCACGGCGGGGGCAACGGATACGGATGCCCCGACAAACACAGTACTAAACAGTTCCAGTAACGTGGGTAGGATTGCAGAAAATGGAACTGCTATTTCTACGAATAATTACGTTTTGGAAATGTCCATTATCATCAATAATAATTTACGTCGCCAAAATGCAGTTGGCAGCGATACTTCAATTGGGATCGGATATGGCGAATTTAACGTAAAAGGAAGTTTATCAACTTATTTTGATGATAAAACATTAGCGGATAAGGTGATTGATAATACATCCACGTCTTTGGATATTCGATTTGGTGATTCATCCGATCACGTTATTTTGATTGATTTACCGACTGTAAAATATAGTAGTGGCAGTCCCCAAGTTGCCGGTAAAAATCAAGACGTTGTTTTGAATTTGGAGTATCAAGCGATTCGGAATACTACTCTTGATTATACGATTCACGTGCAGCAGTTTCATGACGTGGAAGTTTAATGTGTTGTTACTGAGTTTTTTGTTTTTCGATGGTTGTTTTATAGTTTTACATATTATTTATGGAAGGATTATGATTATGGCTTCTCCAAAAAAACAGTTTAAGGGTGATAGTAACTTAGAAATTAAAGGCGTGAAAATTCAATACGATGGATTTTCCGTTACGATTGCACGTGCGGGCGGTGCAAATACTAAGTATCGTGAATTGATAAATGCTCTTGGGCGTGATTATCGGAATGATATCCGCAGTGGCACGCTTCCGCCCGAAAAAGAATTGGAAATGATGGCCGTTGTTTATGCGCGTACCATTATATTGGATTGGGACGTGACGGATGAAAAAAACAATCCAATTCCGTGTACGGAAAAAAATATTGTTAAAGAATTGTTGGATTGTCCTGATTGGTTCGCTGATTTACAAGCTAAAGCGATGAACGTTGCTTATTTCCGAAAACGTGAACTGGAAGATGAATTAAAAAAGTAATAAACCTTCTTGAATTTTATAATAGCAGTATTTATAAATTCAGGGAGGATATTATAAAAGCCGCCGTGGAAATGGGTAATCCGATTCCGGCAAGTGTTTTGGAACCGCCTGATATTCGAGAAGGACTTGACGTGTACTATGATATTTATTGTAAATTGAGTACGTGCCGAAACTATCATGGTCGGATACCTTGGACGGCAATCGATCAATACGCCAGTCGGTACGGTATTGAGGATTTTGAAACACTGGAATATATGATACTTGGATTGGAGAGATATTACCATGAGTGTATTGCAAAATCTGAGTAGAAATATGTTTATCATAGCCAAGCAAGTTGAGAAGGAAGCAAAAGACGCTATGGTGAAAACAGTTTTGAAATGTCACGAAAATCTTGTACAAGACCCCCGAAATAATAACGGTATTGGCACTCCTAGAGATACGGGATTTGCTGCTAATAACTGGTTAGTATCTTTGAATAAACCAGGTGAAGGCACACCTAATGCAGCGAGTAGCAGTACAGTTGAATCCGGAATTCATGTTGTGTTTGATTGGAAATTTGGTGACGTTGTACACGTTACTAATAATGTTCCTTATATCAATCGTTTAAATTATGGACATAGTACGCAAGCGCCTGCCGGATTTATTGAACGCGCCGTTGAAAACGCTATTACAGATACACAAATTAAAGTAAGGACAGTGTAATGGCTGAACAACGCCATGATATTCAATTTTCTGAAAGCGGAGCACAATCCGTTATTCAGAAAATTATGGGAATTGGTCAGGCTTCATCTCTTGCTAATGGATTTGTAACTAATTTACAAGGGGCTTTGCTTGCACTTGGTGCAGGTGTTAGTTTGGCTGCTGCTATTGGTGTTATTCAAGGATTTGAACAATCACTTGCTAATGTTTCCGCCGTAACCAGAGCAAGTAGAGAAGAAATGATCCGCTTGGAAGATACGGCAAGACAACTTGGTGCAACAACTATATTTTCAGCGGCGCAAGCGGCGTCCGGTATGGAGTTTCTTGGTCGTGCCGGATTTGAAGCAAATCAAATTATAGGTGCAATACCGGCAGCATTGGATTTGGCTGCTGCTGCTGCATTGGATTTAGGGCGTGCCGCCGACATAGTTTCTAATATCATGACTGCGTTTGGTATTGCCGCGGAAAATACGTCGGATATTGCCGACGTGCTTGCCGCAGCTTCTTCACGTGCAAACACAGACGTGAGTCAAATGGGCGATGCTATGAAATTTGCCGGCCCCGTAGCATCCGCGTTAGGAATAACCATACAGAGTACGGCTGCCGCTGTTGGCGTGTTATCAAATGCCGGTTTGCAGGCTTCTTTAGCCGGTACCGGATTGAGGCGGATACTGGGTGAGTTGGTATCCCCTGCAACCAAGACGCGGCAAATATTTAAAGAATTGGGTTTGACGTTAGAAGAACTCGATCCACGTGCAAACAAACTAAGTGATATATTCAGACGATTATCCGATGCGGGACTTGGTGCGGGGCAGGCTTTAGATATATTTGGTGAACGCGGCGGGCCGGCTTCTTTGGCGTTAACGGCAAACGTTAACGACTTAGTAAAATTGGAAAATGCGTTAGAAAACGTAGAGGGGGAATCGAAACGCATGGCACGCATCATGAGCGACAATTTACCAGGCTCATTTAAGGCGTTCCGCTCTTCCGTAGAGGAGTTATTTTTACAAATAGGCGATAAAGGCTTGACAGGCGGTTTGCGTTCCTTAGTGGACACTGCAACGGGTGTTGTGCGTATTTGGGTGGGCATGACTGATCCATTGAGTGAAAATATTGAACTATATGAAAAATTAGCCAAAGCAATCGAAGGAGCTGCGTTGGCTTTGTCCGTGTTTGCTGGGATATCCGCTGTAAAAGGGCTTGCAGCAATCGCTTTAGGAATCAATCCGGTAACGGCTGCGGTGGCTGTGGGGGTAGCGGGATTGTTTGCTTATCGGAAAGAGATTGGATATATATTAAATCAATCTACGGCGTTTAATGACGAGTTGAAAGAGCAGGCTGAATCAGCCAGGTTAAACGCACAGGCAATTGGTATATTATCCAGTGAATTGAATCAATTGGCCGATGTTAGTGAATTATCTAAAACACAACAAGAGCGGTTAGATGTGATTTTGGAAAAACTATTAAATCGATTGCCTGAAATTGAAACAGAAGTGGATGCTTATAAAGACGGCCTTGGTAGTTTAGGAACAGTAGTTGATTCGGTTGCGGAATCTCTTAATCGAATGAACGTAGCATCGGAAATTCAAATAAATCTAGCCGAATTATCCAGGCTTAGTTCTGCGATTGGGGATATAGCAGACAAAAGAAGTAAATTGATAGAATCCCAAAATCAGTCCAGTCGATCCGCGTTTTTTGGTGGTGGTTCAACCAGAATTGGAACGGAACGTTTTGATGCAACGCTTGAGAATCTAACA